TACGTACCAGCATTGCCAGTTTTATAAAACATCTAAATGAGAAAAATTACTCAGAAGCGAATAAATATTTACAGGCGACCCTACATGAGAAAATTAAAGACAGAATCAGTAAATCTTTAAAGGGCCCACTATTTAAGAAGAAATAATAAGATATGAGCGAACCAACAAATTTACAAGAAATGTTAAGAGAAGCTACGAAAGATATTCTTTCCGAAGAATCCCTTACCCAAATTGAAGAAGCATTTGAAGGTGCTGTTAACGACCGTGTCGAGATCCATGTGGAGAAGGCATTAATTGAACAAGACGAAAGCTACGCCAGTAAGTTAGAAACTCTTTTAGAAGCGATCGATACAGACCATACTAAGAAACTACATAAAGTAGTTGAAGCTATTGATGTAAATCATGCTCAGAAACTAAAAGTTATTGTTGGAAAATATAAAACCGCTCTTAATGAAGAAGCTAGCGGGTTAAAAGAAAACCTAATAGATAATATTAGTAGATATTTAGAATTATATGTTGAGGAATTAATTCCTATTGAACAAGTAAATGAAGCTGTTACCAATAAACGGGCGACAGATATTTTACACGAATTGCGAAACCTCTTAGCTGTTGACAGTGCTCTCTCAAAGACGAGCATTAGAGACGCAGTTATGGATGGTAAACAGCAAATCCAAGAAGCCAGTACACGGCTTGAGTCAGTCTCCGAAGAAAATTCAAAACTTCGTGGGAAATTACACTCTACTGAAGCACAGTTATTGCTTGAGCAGAGGTTGCAAGGCTATCCTGATAGCAAAAAGCAGTATGTTAAGAAGATACTCGGTAATAAATCACCAAAGTTTATTACAGAGAATTTCGATTATACTGTACAGCTCTTTGAAAAGGCTGAGGAGGATAGACTTGACGATATGAAAGCCCAGGCTACACGGTCTAGGCGTCGTGCGAATAAAAATGTTGACATAGTCACAGAAGTACAAGCACATGGTGAGAGGAAAGTTATTGAAGAAACTGCCTCAAACCTAGATGATGTACAAAATGACCCCGCATTTAATTCGTACTTAGGAGAACTGAGCAAATACTAAAAACAATTTTGATAATTTTGTTATTGATGAGGTAACTATAGTTACCTGAAGTTACGTAAAGTAAAGGAGAACATATATAATGGGAAAAGTTATTAAACCTACTCAAGCATATATTGATGAATCTCGAGCTAAAGTATTGCTAGAGAAGTGGAATCCTGTATTGGATTACACCTCTGACAATGTGGATGCTATTGAAGATGATCACACTCGTTTGAACACCGCAATGTTGCTGGAAAACCAGGAGCAGTGGTGCTTGACCGAGGCAAACGTTGGACACGGTGGAGTTTTTGGTGCAAGTGCGCCTAGCTCTACTGCGCCTATGTCTAGCGACAGCTACGCCCAAGGCGATGCTCGTCTGCCAAAGATCCTCATTCCAATGATTCGTCGTACGTTCCCTGAACTACTTACCAACGAACTCGTCGGCGTACAGCCGATGAGCGGTCCTGTAGGGCTGGCTTTTGCACTTCGTTACAAGTACACCAAAGACTTTCTCGGTGAAACCACCGGAAAAGGCAAAGACGGTGCACTTGCTTCCGGCATTGCAAAGTCTCCGCACTACAGTCAAGCTGCAGGTTTCTCTGTAACGAGCGTCGGAGGTGCTAATACACCCGGCTCTCGCTATTCACACGGTTTAGCCGGTGAATTAGGATACCAGTATCTTGACACGAGATTTACCGGTCGCTCCACTTCCAGTTTTGGAAGTGATGTTTCCGGAGCCGCTTCTAGTGGTCATTTCTCAATGGTTGGCGCCGACATGGGTGTTGCAGATCTTTTAGGTTCTTTTGAACTTGGATCTAAGATTCCTACTGTTGAAGTTAGCTTTGAGAAGACTGCCGTTGAAGCCGGTACTCGTAGGCTCGCTGCAAACTGGTCTGTTGAACTAGAGCAGGATTTGAAGAACATGAACGGTATTGATATCGATACTGAGCTCACTAACGCTATGTCGTATGAGCTTCAGGCCGAAATTGACCGGGAAATGATCATTCGGATGATCCAAACAGCTATTAAAGCTGGCGCTGGTGCTGGATTCAGTCGGTGGAAGGCTCAGCTTGCTGATGCTCGTTGGATGGCTGAACGTAATCGCGACTTATACCAAAAATTAGTTGTCGAAGCTAACAGGTTAGCTATTCGGAATCGCCGTGGTGCTGCAAACTTTGTTGTTTGTTCGCCCCGCGTTTGCGCTATTCTCGAAATGCTTCCTGAGTTTACATGGTTCCCCGTTAACGGAAACGTTAACACACAACCTGTAGGCGTTGCTAAGGTAGGTAATCTCGGTGGTCGCTTTAACGTATACCGTGACACACGGACAGAAGCTCAATTCGAGCAGGGCTTACGCTCTGAGCGCGTTGAATACGCTTTGTTGGGTTATAAGGGTCCTGAGTTTTACGACACAGGTATCATTTATTGCCCGTACATTCCGGTCATGGTTCAGCGGACTATTGGTCCTAACGACTTCTCGCCAAGAGTTGGCCTATTAACACGTTATGGTGTTGTAGACAATATCTTCGGTGCTGAGTTGTATTACCACGTAGTCGTAGTAGGTGGTTTAGGTACGCCTCTTGGAGCCGCTGGCTCTAGGGACGCGTTGTACTTGCCGTAAGGTAGTATACAGAACGACCCGCTTCATCGCGGATGCTATAGCCGGTGAAATGATATATCTGGCGATAAACACTTTAAGTTTTCGAC